AGATCGCCATTTTGATATAAAGATGTAGCACCTCCTGTCCCTTGAGTTCCTCTTAAATACAAAGCAGTATTTGCAGCGTTAACTAAATCAAGAGTGCTAGCACATATTTTTAACCCACCAGCACCAGTATCTTTAATAAAAGAATTACCATCATTTCCTGCATTTTGGTCGTGAAATATCTCTAAATCCAGAGATTCCCCTAATCTAATTTTTTCACTATCACCTAAAGTAAGTTGAGTTACATCTAAATTTGCATTTAAATCATAGTTAGTGGTTAAATCAACATAAGCACTGCCATTATATTTTTTCCACCTGTTTGCAGTAGCATCCCATTTTATTGCATTTGTTGGTACGTTAGATGGACTACCTACTGATAACTGTTGTAAGGCAGCATCAATGTTTTCAATTATCTGAGTTGGAAACGCAGTATAACTTGTCGCTACCGTAGGTAAATTAAAATCAACTGCCATTTAGGTTCCTCTGCATTGCCATGTGAAGTTACCACTCACTCTAGTACCATTCGTATTGTATAGCAAAACTTTAAATGAGGTAGGATTTGGTACATCTTGGAAATCTACAACAGCTATTACAGCACTTGTAGTGTTTGGAGTGACGTTAATACCTTGGACATCTATAAACGTAGTATTAAAATTAACTGTTGTACCACCACTGTCAGTATCAGTAGCAGTGCCTGTTCCTGTATCATTTTTAATTTTTGCATCTATTCTTAAATTTAAATTTTTTATTTTTATTAACGAACCAGCAGGTGATGAAGATGCAGATGATGTTGCTTCTACTGTGTATTTAACTCTTTGAAAACCAGAAGCAAAACGTGAAACACTATCTCCTACTGCTTCAATACCAGTACCAAAACTACCTGATGCTGTTGCTAATTGTATTGTATGTTTTCTATCAACTGTACCAGAACCTTCTGATTGAATTTGTGCAAGAGTTGTTATGTTTGTTGAATTTAAAGTTGTTCCATAATTATATATTTCCACATAACTACCTTTTCCAGAAGTTCCAGTAGGTGCAGGTTCTAAATAATTTAAATTATTAGCACTTATAAAACCTTGTAAATTTGTTTTGCTGTTATTAGTAAAATGAGTAGCCCAAGTCTCGGTTCCAACACCATTACTATCAGTTAATACAGGCATATAAATAACATTTTTGTTTAAATTATCATCAAATATTTTTAAGCAATTAGTAAAAGTAGCAGAAGTAACTGTTGATGGTGTTGTATCAAAAGTACTGTCGTGATTTGCATTTAATACAAAATCAGGAGGTTGTGATACTGATAATAATTTAGCTAAGGCAGTATTGCTTTCATTTCCAGCAGTATCTACAGCTTTAATTAAATATGTATATGTATTTGCAACAGTCTCAAAAACAACATTAAAAATACCATCAATTTCTCCAATTAATGTAGATGCAGCATAATTTGTATTGTCGCCTGTATTTTTTTTGATAACATAATGATCTATCTTTAATTGATCTGTTGCATTTACAGCAGGTGCGTTCCATCTTAATAAAACATTATTATCAATTACCTCACTTATTTTGTCTTGTGCGTTTACATTGTCAGGTCTTTTTATATTTACTGTAATCTTTAATGCAGTACCTTCATTATTTAGCAGATCTCTAGGAATTACATAATAATATTTGTCAACTTCTGTGCTACCTGACGCTATTTGCCAACTTACTTCTTCTTTAAAAGATTCTGAATCTAAAATTGCAGTTAATTCAGTATTACCTGCGTTAATCCCAGCAAAAGTAGCTGAACTACTTCTAATAATTTTATAATCTTGAAAGCCAAGATTATTAGCTATGGTTATTGGAGGCTTTGTCCAAGAAATAGTGACAAATCCTAAACCACCATTAGATCCCAAAGCATAACTACCGTTTTGTGGTGTGCTTAAATTTGTTCTTGTAGAAGTAAACGTAGCAACAGCACCTCTAAAATTACTTTGATTGCTTGCTGATTCATTATGATATGCAGCACTGAAAGCTCTAACTTTAAAAACTTTAGAATCATAATTTGCTAACGCACGAAAATGTGTCGTATCAACTGTCTCAATTAAAGTATCTGAATTATCATAAATACCATAATTTAAAGTAGGTATAGACCCTTGTACAGAATCCCATGAAAGCACAACATTATCTAAATCAAAAACTGCTGTTACCGTAGGTGCAGGTGCTAATGTAATTGTCACATCAGTTGCAGTTGCAACATTAGTAGACGCTAAACCTTCTGTTGGTTTAGTTGGGTCTAAATATAAAGCAGCAACATTGTATGTTGCTTTTAAAACTCCATTAACTTCTGGAAAATTAGCTAAATTTATAGGCAATAATAATTCTGTTGATTTAACTCGTGCAATAACTGTAGTTCCTCTTTTTATTTCATAACCAATTACAGGAGGTTGTAATGCACCAGCACTTGCAGCTTCTTCCCATTTAAGTAAAACAGAATCAGTAGTAAAACTATGAGTTAAATTATTTGGTGCAAGTGGTAATGGAGGAGAAACATCAACATCAACTGTAGTACCAGCATTACCTGCAACATCAACAGCACGAATAGTAAATCTTCTTGTTGAGCCAGCGAATGTTAATGGTGTTGTAAATTCTGTAGTATCAACATCAACACTTTGAGCAGAACCGTCATTATATGTAATCCTATAATTTTTAACAGCGTAAGTATGTTGAGTTATGTCAGGAACATCCCATCTTATTTTTATAATTCCATTTTCTTGCGATACGGAAGAATTACGAATTACCGAGGGATTTACAACTGTTACTGCAACAGAAGTTGCATTTGTACTAACATTACCAGAAGTATCAAAAGCTTTTACCATAAAGGTAGAACTTACTTTTACCACTTCAAGAGGTAAAAATAAACTTGTGGCCTGTACTTTTAATCCAGAAGAAGCTGCATTTGTTTCTGGATGTGTACCTTGATTCCAAACTGTACCTTTTCTTATTTCATATCCAGCTAAATCTAAATCTTTAAAACCATTAGATTGTAATGCTGCTACAGGAATCCAGTTAAGAGTTGCCCCATCATGTTTATCTATTGTTGCGGTTAAACTTGCAACATCACTTGGTGGGGCATCTTTTCCGACAACTGTATGTGATGCAGTAACAGGAACAGTAGAAATTAAACCAGCAGCATTAATACTTTGTACCTCAAAAACATACACACCTCCAGATTCAACATTTCTTAATTCAAATTCATTTCTTCTAACAATTACGTTAACTGGGTTGTCTTGTGATGGATTTGTAGGAAAATTACTATTAACAGATGTACTAGCACCTAGCGTATAAACGACTTTATATTTCACAGCACCATTAATAGAAGGCCATGTAACCCTTAATTGAACTCTAATATTTCCATTATTAGTTGCATAAGTATTACGATTTGGAACGTGTTTATAAAGTGATTCTCTTACAGTTAAAGCAGAGGGTGAATCTACCTTTTCGTCTAAAGTCGTTATGTCTCTGGCTTCTACATCCGTTCCACCTTCAATAGTGTTATATAAACTGCTGTTATAGGTAACTGCTGTAATTGTATATTGTAAATTCTCTGCTTGTTCTATAGTGACTATTCTCCATGTTGAAGGTGCTGCCGTTGTTTTTTCATACAACCAAACACTATTAACATTAGGTGCTGAAGAAAAAGCAGAAGAAACAGTAATAACATTTCCTGATATACCTTGAACATCTTTTGTCTCCATACTTCCATCTGGCAAAATAATTGAAAATTTATCTCCACTAGAAAAACTAATACCAGAAATACTATCTACTGTTACTTGAGTTGTAGATGCTGCTGTAATACGACCTGCAAGCCTTGTACCACTTCTTACTGGATCTGATATAGAAATTATCATGCCAGGTTTTACCATTACTCCTGCATCGCTTGTAGTGGTAAATGTGCAAGTTTCTGTTAAAAAGTTTTCAGAGTAATATATAAACCGTGCCAAACGTGAAGCCTGTCCGCCTGATGTACAACCAAAAGCATCTATTTGTTTTTTATTAAGACCATATTTAGTAACAAACGGATCAGTGTCTAAATTACTTGCTAACGGATGCTGTACATAATCTATCTGCTGCGTTACGTTATTAAAAAATTTGACAATGACACAATTAGATCTTGTTTTAATATCTGAACCTTCATAATTAAATCCCTCCTGCGTAACATTACTTCTATTAAATAAATAAACGGGATCTGCTGGTCTATCTTGCGTAATCTTTATTTTGCCTTCACTGAAATAAACAGCACCTCTAAATACAGAAGCAACTTTATTTATAAGTTTAAAAGCATCTTCTTGTTTGTTTATTACACCGTTAAAACTAAATCTAGGCTCGGTATTACCCTTTGTGACTGTTACATTTCCACTTGTTGATTGAGAATTACCTGCACCAATCTCAATTACAGTTTTATTTTGTTTTACTTTAGCAATTTTCCCAGTTTTATCAGTTGCACTACCTGACGTATAATCTACAGTTACAAAATCATTTTTCTGTAATCCAGAATTTGCAGCAAAAGTAATAACAACTTTAGTACCTGTTTGTACATAAGTTCCGCTTATACTTGCTGGATTTGTTCTTCTATCACTGACAAGAGTATTTGCGTACTTAGATGCTTCTACAAATGAAAATAAATCAATATTTTGTGCATTTCCATTGAAAGTAGCCTTTTCTGCTGGTGTGAGAATTTGATCCCCAAAACCATATCTTTTTGAAGTTAAAATATCGTACAGTACAAAAACAGGACAGGCACAAAATTGTGCTGCCTGCATCGTTCCATTAAAAACATAGTTAGTTGGGTAATTTATTCTGCCAGTATTAATGTCAACACTTGGTGTACCAGAATTATTTGCACCAGCACCAGGTATTCTTATCTTTATACCTTTTACTAAATAGGTGCGTTTTGGAACGGAACTGAAATTTTCAGCATCAATTTTTAAACCTACTAATGCACTATTTGGATAAGTCCGATTTTGATTTACAACTTTAATTATTGACATAAATCTAACGGAATTACCTTGTTGAATGATGTTCGGGTCATCATGCAATCCATTAAATTTTTCTACTTTTATACCAATAGTTCTTGCATTAGTATTCGACGCATTAGGTATGTCTATAGTTTTTGATATTTGATATAAATCGTTAGTTCTACCTTTTACTAAAACACTCATACCAGGTGGTGTTACAAAAGTACCGCCATCTATATTTCTTGATATTACATATCTAAGTGATAGTCCTCTCACATCTCCATTGTTATAGGTGGCAAATAAAGATGGAATACCAACAATTATTACTACCTGTGAAACTCTTGCTGCATCAGTATCAGTAAAAGTTAATGTTCTAAATTCACCAGCATTAGTTAAATCAACACTAGGATATGCTGAGACAACACTTCTAACTGTTGAAAATCCATTGATAACTGCTTGACCTGATGTACCATTTCTCGTTGTTATATGTAAACTTTCAACATTAAAATTGTAATCACTGGCAGATGGACTATTACTTGCTGTTGCTTGTAATAACGGTGTGTTATTAAAAAACATATCTTTCTGTCCACTTGTGCCATATTCCGTAGTTCCAAAAGCTAATCCTTCTTCCAAGGGCGTAGCAAAACCAGCAATTTCACCTTCTGAAATAACATCTAATATTTTTGCGTTAGCTTTACTATTTAAATTATCTTCTGCATTTTCTGGTGTTCTACGACTACCTTTTCCACGACTACCAGAACCAGAAATTAAATCTTCTTCAAATATTTCCATTAAACATCTCCTACTTCTACAGATGTGCTTACCACTATTGAACCACATATTGCAGTTCCATAAACTAGCGGTACTGCAATCCCAGGCATACTGACGTTTAAAGGAGAAGTAAATGCAGAAGATTCAGGTGTTTGTTCTGCTTCAGGTATTTGAGGAGTTGGTGTTAAAAGATCTGAAACACCTTGTAAAACTAAAGCACCTCCAATATATACAAAACCCTTTGCAATTCCAGCAGC